TCCACGTGGTGGATGGTGAGTTGCGTTCGTGAGACTGACGTACTTCTTTACTCTCCTAGTATAGGGGTTTGAAGGCCGGGCGTACCTGTGCGTGGCGCAGGGCGTAAATTGTAACTTCCGGCAAAATCTCACACTCGCTTATGAGCAATCCGTTGGAGGAGATATTGGCGAGTTTAGCGATCGACGATGCCACCGCAAGGCCAGGGATCATCGAGAAGAAGTTCGCGGAGGCCCATGGGAGGCTCCCGACCTTCTGGGAAGAGTCATCCAGGGCGAGGCAGCAAGCCTACCTGGAGGCCTGGAGGAAGGACCCAACTGCAAGGTTCGGGTCGCTCCGGGCCAAAATGGAGGCAGTCCAGCCGATCGGACGCGAGAGCACCTCCAGTCACTCAGGCCTACGTGTGGAGCACGAGGCAGAGGAAGACACAGGCAACGCACAAGGTGACATTCTCACCCGGCATCAAGATGTCGGAAGTACCGGAGTGGGAGTCACAGTGGAAGAAGGCGGGCAGTCCAACGACAACGGACGCCCAGAAGTGGTACCCAGGGTTAGGAAAGTGTTGCGTCAAGGTCGAAGACCTACGCAAACTCGCGACGTGGAATACGACGACGGCGGGCTCCTCGGGCCTCCCCCCAAGCATTCAGGCAGGGGCGGTCTCGGCGCTCGTCGCCGTCGTACAGTCCGGAGGCTCCAAGACGCCTTTGGTCGCTTCCGCGCCGCCCCCTCCAACTCAGGGTGGTTCTTCAGCCACCTCGCCGGCGTCACAACAGCCGAGCGGGCAGACTTCCGTGCAGGCCTCAGCCCAGCCGACAGGGACTTCCTCGACAGCCGCCCCGAAGCCTGGGGGTGGAAAGAAGCTGACGTATAGTCAGGCCGTCGTGGGCCAGGGGGCCCTCGTCGGTGCTGCCGCAGTGAGACCCGTCCAGGTGACCGGAGCGGCGCCCATCATTCCAGCGGCGCCCCCGGTACCACCAGTGGCCGGGAGTTGGATTCACACCACGAAGGGAGGGTTGTTGCAAACTCTACCACCCCAGACGCAGGACAAGAGGAGTCGGCCGCAATTTGCGGGGCCCTCAACAATGCTCACGGTCGCCATGAGCGCGGAGACGACTCGGTCAAACGAGCTACCTCTGAAGGCGAGCGTGGGTGAGACGTGTCCTGTGCCAAAGCGGGCGCCTAGGGAAAGGCGGAGGGAAGCCCGCAGGAAGGTGGAGAATTGTGACAACGAGCTGATCTACTATCTGAAGGTTGAGGCGCTGAACCAGGACAGAACCACTGGGCTGATCCCGTTGCTTACGGGAAAGGCCAAGAGGTTCCTGGACAAGTTCGACGCCGCAGACCTGACGTGGGAGAGACGCTACCAGATCATCGTTGGGGCCGTGAAGGCTGCCATGTTGATCGACCCTGAGGAGGAGAGTCTGCGGCAGACTCTGAAGAGTGACGACCAGCAGGAGGCGATTGCGAAGCAACACCGCTTCCTCAAGGAGGGCGTCGTTGGCCACAAGGGCCTACGCCTCTTTGGCCTGGGTCGGGATTGCAAGATCCCGACCTAGGACTGCCCCGCGCTGCCTGGAGTCTGCTTGGCCCCCCACCTCCATCGGGGGATTGTCGCCAAGGGATCCAGGTACGAGGCCGGCACGGGGCTGTGTCTCACCCGCAGGTATTCAAGGCGGGTGTTGAGTGGGATGCCGCACGGAGGGGAGGAGATTGTCATCACCCACTCCGATTGCGTGTGCAATGAGGAATTGGCACTGTCTTGCCGTCATCAGGCGGAAGTGCCACAGTCGAAGCGAGACTGGCAGGAACTGTGGATGGATGAGAACATGCTGGCCCCTGTAGCACCTTGGGGCCGGCGGCGCATGGTCATGCATTATCAGGGGGCTAAACGAGCAGAGTTCGAAAGGGCTTATGCCTCCCTGACAAATGATCCGTGTGACGCGCGTGATGCTCGAGTGCGCATGTTTCTCAAGGCCGATAAGTATGAATTTGGCCCAGACTGGAAGGCGAAGGCGCCCCGGTGCATACAGTTCAGGAGTAAGAGGTACGGTTTGGAGCTTGCGCGCTTCCTCCACCCCATGGAGGGTAGCGTGTACTCCGACACGCTGGATGTTAGCGGCACGCCGGTGTTCGCCAAGGCCCGCAATTCT